ACAGAAACAAATTCAGCAGATGTAGATTTTCTTGTAGGTTATCAAGGCACAACAATGAAAAAAATAGCACCTAGTAATTTAGGTGGATCATATCCTTTTTTAATTGATGGTTCAGGATCATTATATTCGGGTTTTGTACCTTCAGGGTTATCAGGTAGTCCTTCTAAAAACACAATATTAGGTATAAACGCAGGTGCAAATTTAACTACAGGGTATGAAAATGTGTATATTGGTTACAATGCGGGTAAAACCGGAACTTTTGCAAATAGAAGAATAGCTATAGGTACAGAAGCTTATGGTAATACTCCTACCGGTGGTGGTCAATACAGTTTAAGTATTGGCTGGTATGCTGGGTATCAATCTTCTGCTGGCGAGGCTATTAATATAGGAAGATTTGCAGGTTATTCGTGTTCTGGTGTTGAAGTTATTAATATAGGTAGAGATTCTGGTAGATCTATTATTGTTGGACCTGGAGCCGCAACAAACTTAGGGTATCAATGTGGATATTCTCAAACTTCAGGAACACGTAACACAAATATAGGTTATCAAGCTGCGTTTTCTAATACAACAAACTCAAATAGAACTATTATTGGTTATCAAGCTGGGCAATATACAACAGGTGCTTCTAATACTTTTGTTGGAAGATATGCAGGAAGAGGCGCTAGTGGTGCTTCAGCTGGAGAAAGAAACACCGCATTTGGTGATAATGCTCTGGGCTCAATAAGAGCCGGTGTTAGAAATGTTGCTGTAGGTAATGGCGCTGGTCAAGACGCACAGGCTGGTGACCGTAATACTATGTTAGGTACTTTTGCAGGATCTAATTTAACTTCAGGAGATTATAATATAATTATAGGAAACGATGCTCAACCTAGTTCTAATACTGTAAATGGAGAAATAACTATAGGAGACACAAATGTCACTTCTCTTAGATTACCAGGATTACAATCAGGAGCTTCTGATGGTGATGTTTTAACATTTTCTTCAGGCACAGGTTTAATTACTTTACAATCCGGCGGTGGTGGTGGAGCTTCAAGTTTAAATGGTCTTTCTGATTGTTTAGTTGATACTGCTTCTGTATATGTAGCAGAAGTTCCAGCTGGATTATCTGGAAACCCACAAAACAATACTATATTAGGTATCGACGCTGGTGATGCTTTAACTACTGGTACTGGGAATACTTTAATAGGCAGTCAAGCTGGTTTAAATTTAACAACACACTTTTATACTACAGCAATAGGTTATAGAGCTGGTATGAATCAAAATGCAGAAAGCTTTAATACTTACATAGGTCGTGAAGCTGGTAGAGATCATACAGGAGCGCAGAGTGTTTGGATAGGCGCACAAAATAGAGTTTATAACAATGGTAAAAACTCTAATGGAGTTGTTGCAATTGGTTACTCTGCTCACGATGTTAGTGCTGGTAATTTTTCAACTGCTATTGGTTATCAAACCGGTAATGCAGCCACAGGAGACAGTGGTACATATGTTGGAAGAAGCGCTGGTAGAGTAAACACTTCATCAAGCCATGTTTCAATAGGACACAATGCTGGTTACTCTCAAACTTCTGGAACTCAAAATACAAATTTTGGCTATTCAGCTGGTTATTCTACTACAACTCAGCAGAGTAATACTATGATAGGATACGAAGCTGGAAAAAGCAACACTGGAAGCAATAATGTATTTTTAGGTAGAGCTGCTGGTAAAGGTCCTGGTAATGGTTCTCAAACAGTAGCTATTGGGCAGGGTGTAATGGAGCTTGGTGCTGCTGCTAATAATTCTGTTTTCATAGGAAATTTCATGGCAGCAACTACAACTACTGGAGCTAATTCAACAGTAGCTGTTGGTACAAATTGTTTAGCAATTGGTGGTTATAGTGCTGAAGGAAATACAGTAGTAGGATATCAAGCTGGAAATAATTTAAGTAGTGGTGATAACAATACGTGTCTTGGAAAAAATGCCGGTGATGCAATTACTACGGGTACTAACAATATAATGATAGGTCAAGCTGCTGAGGTTAGTGCTGCTGGTGGTACAAATCAAATTGTAATAGGACAAGGTTCAACTGGACTAGGTGATAATACTACTCTTTTAGGTAATAGCAGTACGGCAACTGCAGCTATAAGAGGTAACGTTGGTATTGGTAGTGATGGAGATGCTACGGCTAAGTTAGATGTTTTTGGAACAGACAATATAATGAAGGTTAGAACAACTACTGGTAATGGAAATACTCCTCAATATCTAATACTTTTTCAAAGAAATTCTACTTCAATAGGTGGAAACGTTAGTATGAACCAATACCAAACATTTTTTAGTACTTCTTCTGATTATAGATTAAAAGAAAACGTTACGCCTATAACTGATGGTATTTCTAGATTAAAATCTTTAAAACCATCTCGATTTAATTTTATATCTCCTTTAGATGAAAACGGTAATAAATTAGATCCTAATCCAACAGTATTAGATGGTTTTATAGCTCATGAAGCTCAAGAGATAATACCAGAATGTGTTGTAGGTGCAAAAGATGCTTTAGACGAAAATGGAGATCCATTATATCAAAGTATTGATCAAGCAAAAATGGTACCACTACTTACAGCGGCACTAAAAGAAGCAGTAACAAAAATAGAACAGTTAGAAACTAGAATACAAACTTTAGAAAATAATTAAAATGTACAAAAATACAATTACATCAGAAAATACACCAGACAGTCACAAAGCAGTTATAGTTGGTCAAGTAGATGGTCAATTAGCAGAAGCTGCAGATTCAGAAACTTCTGCAGAGCAATTGCAAGTTCTAAAAGATCACTTTCTTTGGTTACTATCTAACGACTTTTACAAAGACGAATGCAGTGCTGAGCAAGTAAGTGGTATGGAGTCATATTTACCTGCGGATTATGCAGATGACTACGAAGAAATATCTGAATAGTAGATTTACTAAAACAGGTGTAACTATATAAATATAAAACAATTAACTTAAATTAAATCAAATGGCAAAAATTAAAAAAGAAGAACTAAAAGAAATAGTAGAAATAAAAAACAGATTAGATTCTTTAGTTTCTGAGATAGGAGTTTTAGAAACACAAAAACATGCTTTACTTCACAAAATTGCAGAAGTTAATGAAGAATTGGCTAAAGAAAAAGACAAGCTAGAAAAAACTTACGGTAAGATATCTATTGATTTGAAAACAGGTGAGTACACTGAAATTAAAGAAGAAGAAGATACTCTAGAAGTAGTTGAGTAATGGATTCTGTTATAAGAAAAATCAGTATTGGTTCTGATTATAAAAATGAAGCTATGCATTATTCCGTTGGCCAGCAAGTATATGGTGGTCACGAAATAGCTTATATTTTATTTAATGACTCTGATGGTTCTTATAATATACATATAAAGAAAAATAACGAGGTATTGCCGTGGAAGAAATTCAACTCTAACATGGCTATATCAGTTGAGTATGATTTAGAGTATTAATGAAGAGTCTATACGATTTTATCGTTGAACCAGTTGGCGATAAATACAGCAATACTGTTAACGTAGGTGGTAAAAAATTAGTTGTAAATACTAAAATTGAAAACTGGAAATTTGTAAATAGGTTAGCTAGGGTTGTAGAAACCCCAGCTGCCTTTTCAACACCTATAAAAAAAGGTGCTATAATAATCATACATCAAAATGTTTTTAGAACGTTTTATGATATGAAAGGTGAAAAGAAAAAAAGCAGATCTTATTTTAAAAATGATCACTATTTTTGCGCGGTTGACCAAATTTATTTATATAAAAATAAAAGTAAATGGAAAACTATAAATGATAGATGCTTTGTAACACCTATAAAAAGCAAACAAGATCTAACACTAGATAAAGAGGCAAACCTTATTGGTATACTTAAATACAGTAATAAGTCCTTAGATGCGCTTAATATAAGCCCAGGTGATCTTGTAGGATTTACTCCCAACAGTGAATGGGAGTTTTTAGTCGATGATAAACGACTTTATTGTATGAAATCTAATGATATTGTAATTAAGTATGAATACCAAGGAAACGAAGAAGAATATAATCCAAGCTGGGCAGAGAGCAGTAGAGGAGTTGATCAAAGTAGCTAAAGAAGCTATTGTTGATTCAGATGATGATATATCAGCTGATAGACTTAAAAATGCTGCAGCCACAAAAAAGCTTGCTATATTCGATGCTTTTGAAATACTTAGTCGCATTGAAGAAGAAGAAAACTTATTAAACGATAAACCGAAAGAAGTTAAAGAAGAAAGAACTTTTAAAGGTTTTGCTGAAGGTAGATCTAAAAAATAATGTACGAGCAGTCTTTATTTAAGATCTTAAAAGATCATATTAAGCCAAAAGTTTTAAACCGTATGAACCGTTATAAAAAATGGGATTATGGTTACAATAAAGAGCACGATATTGTTGTAATAAGTAAAGACGGTACAATAGGTGATATATACGAAATACAAAACTTAAAAATAGCTTTACCTAAAGTTAAAGAAGTACATAAGTTTGAAACGGATAAATGGGAATATACAGAATATCCTAAAGTATTAAAAAAAATAAAGTCTGTATTTGATTGGGAGGAATATCCTTTAGACTTTAAAGAAAAATGGTATGATTACATCGATAATGAATTTACTAGAAGAGAAAAAGGCTTTTGGTTTTATAACAAAGGTATTTCTACTTATATCACTGGCACTCATTATATGTACTTGCAGTGGAGTAAAATTGATGTCGGTCAACCAGACTTTCGCGAAGCAAACAGGTTATTTTACATCTTTTGGGAGGCTTGTAAGGCCGATGCCCGTTGTTATGGATTGTGCTACCTTAAAAATAGACGATCTGGATTTTCATTTATGGCATCAGGCGAGGTGGTTAACCTGGCAACCATATCCTCTGACTCTAGATATGGAATACTATCGAAGAGTGGACCAGATGCGAAGAAGATGTTCACGGATAAGGTTGTACCGATATCAGTTAATTACCCCTTCTTTTTCAAGCCGATTCAGGACGGAATGGA